TATCGCTCATTGAATGTACCACTGAATCGATTGGAACAAGAGAATCAGTTTAGCCTAGGTAGATCTACTGAGGTAAATAGAGATGAATTAAAATTCCAAAAGTTTATCGATAGATTACGTATGAGATTTGCTCATCTATTCTACGGTATTCTTAAAACTCAACTTATTCTGAAAGGTATCATTACAGAGGAAGATTGGGAATCTTGGAAGAACGATATTACCGTTGACTATGTAAGGGATAACCACTTTACAGAATTACGTGATATGGAAGTATTGAGAGAAAGAGTACAAACACTTGATCAAATCAATAACTATGCTGGAGAATATTTCTCCAAAGAATGGATTCAAAAGAACGTACTTATGCTTTCTGATGAAGATGTAGAAAAGATGAATAAAGAAATCAATGGTGAACAAGAACAAGAGCCTGAGGAAGAGCCACAGGATCAAGCACCACCACAAAAATTTGAATTGAAACCTGTACAAGGAGATGAACAGTGAGTGACGTAGAAGCGCAAGAAGCTGAAAATGCAGTTGCAGAACCAAATGAATTTATTAAAGACATGATTGCTAATGCACTAGATCAAGATTATAACGGTGCTAATAAGATTTTTGGTGATGTTATGACAGTCAGACAAAATGATCTATTAGATCAAGAAAAAATTAAATTGGCTGATCAGATTTTCAACGGAGTAGAGCCAGATGAAGATGAAGATGACGAGTTGGGGGATGAAGATGACGATCAGCTCGAACTTGACCTTGAAGCAGAAGATGGCGATGAAGAGGAAGAGGATGAAGAAGAATCCGAGTCTGACGAGTCTGAAGTTGATGACGATGACGAAGAGGAAGAAGAATAATTCTTTTGAGTAGAAAGTAATAAAAGTATAAATAAAGGTAGGATCATGAAATGTTAACATTTATTCAATTAAGAGAAAAAATGGGTAAGGGCATGCCGCCAGGAGAGCATGTTTTCGACAAAAAAGTCGATGGTAAAACAGTTATGGTTCACAAAGAGAAAGGCAAATTCGTCACTTATATAGACATGGAGAAACTAGATAGTTATCCATCTCTCGGTATGGCGAAGAAAGCTGGAATGGAATTTGTAAAGGCGTCTAAAAAATGAAATTAATTGCTGAATACACTGAAAATGATATACAATGCTTGGTGGAAGCCAAGGAAGACGGTAGTAAGACATACACTATCGAAGGTGTATTCGCACAAGCCGAAAGAAAGAATCGTAACGGCCGGGTATATCCAAAGCCTATTATGGAGAAAGCAGTCAACAAATATGTTGGCGATCAAGTATCCAAAGGTAGAGCTGTTGGTGAGTTAAATCACCCTGAAGGACCGACCGTTAATTTAGACAAAGTTTCTCACAAGATCGAATCCCTCGAATTTCAAGGTAACGATGTTGTGGGTAAGGCGACTATATTGGAAACTCCTATGGGAATGATTGTTAAAGGTCTTCTCGATGGTAAGGTTCAATTAGGCGTATCAACTCGTGGTATGGGAAGCTTGCAGAACAATGGTAGCGCAATGGTCGTCAAAGACGACTTTATTCTTAATGCGATAGACATCGTTCAAGATCCATCTGCACCTAGCGCATTTGTTAATGGAGTTATGGAAGGTGTTGAATGGGTTTGGAATAACGGAATCATTGAACCACAAGCAATTGAAAAAATGGAGACTGAAATTAAGAAAGCTCCTCGTGCGGATCTTTACGAAACGCAGGTTCGTGAGTTTAAGAATTTCCTCTCGTTGCTCAAATAAAAAAAGGAGTCAATTATGACTGATGAACAAATGGAAGATCAGGACATTGAACTCCTCGATGATGAGAACGAAGGCATCGAGGAAGCAATGGGCCACGATCCTAAAAATGCTGAGGCTCAGTCTGTAGCATCTGTTGATAAAGCAGGTGACGCTACAGGTTCTGCACCAAAGCGTAAAGGTGATAACACTAAACAAGATCCAATGCCAAAGACTAAGGCAGCTTTAATGGCAGCAATGGTCAACAAAATGGGTGGAATGAATAAGCAACAACTCACGGCAGTGTATGGTGGCTTGAACGACGACGTTGATGAAGAGAATTTTGAAGGTGAAGCACTCGCTGAAGCTCCAGAGCTCGATTATCAAGTTGATTTTTCTGAGGATCTAAACGCACTCGTCGAATCAGAGGCAACTCTGTCAGATGAATTCAAGGCAAAAGCAGAGACAATCTTTGAAGCAGCTATTAAGTCTAAGCTGACCGAAGAGATCGATCGTCTTGAAGAGAAGTACAACGAAGAGTTGGCAGAAGAAGTAGAATCTACTAAAGCTGACCTAGTTGAAAAAGTCGACACATATCTTAACTACGTGGTTGAGAACTGGATGGAAGAAAACAAGCTTGCAGTCCAGTCAGGCCTAAGAACAGAAATTGCTGAGAACTTCATGTCAAGTCTGAAAGACTTGTTTGAGGAGTCTTACATCGAAGTTCCGGAAGCTAAGGTTGACTTAGTTGACGAAATGGCAGATCAAGTATCAGAACTCGAAGAGTCACTAAATGATACAACTGCTAAAAACATTGAGATGATGTCAGAACTCGAAGAGCTAAAGCGGGAAAAAGTGATCCGCGAAGCATCAGAGGGTCTTGCTGAAACTCAGGTTGAAAAACTAAAGTCGTTAGTAAATGACATTGATTTCGATTCAGAAGAAACTTTCGCTGAGAAAGTAGAGACTGTTAAGGAATCATACTTTACTAAAAAGGTTACTGAGACAGCTTCTGTAGAAGAAGATGTGTCTGATGACGACGGTGTTCAAGTAGCATCCGGTTCAATGGCTCAGTACTTAACCGCAATCCAAAAAACTAATAAATAATTTGGGAGTCCAAAGAAATGCAAACCGTATCATACGATAAGCTGATCGAAAAATGGGCACCGGTTCTTGATGAAGAGTCAGCCGGTTCTATTAAAGATCATCACAGGAAAGCAGTTACTGCTGCTATTCTAGAAAACCAAGAGCGTGCTTTCGCTGAAGAAGCGGCCCAAGGCCAAATGCTTTCAGAAGCAGCTCCAACAAATAACACAGCCAATGTAAATAACTGGAATCCAGTTCTGATTGCATTGGTACGCCGTGCAATGCCTAACTTGATGGCATACGACATGTGTGGTGTTCAGCCTATGTCCGGCCCAACAGGTTTGATCTTCGCAATGAAGTCAACCTTCGAAAAGACTAAAGCTGGAGTATCAGCAGGTGATGAAGCACTCTTCAACGAAGCAACAATTGGCTTCTCCGGAGATTCTGCAACTACAGCTCAAACATCATCATCCGGCCTCGTCGGTAATGACCTTGATGCTGACAGCACAATCGCTGACTCAATCAACGATCCTCTAACAGGAAACGATCCATACACAACAGCTGAAGCTGAAGCTCTTGGCGATGCTACTGAGTCGTTTGCTGAGATGGGATTCACTATCGAAAAAGCAACAGTCACAGCGAAAAGCCGTGCACTGAAAGCAGAATACAGCCTAGAACTTGCTCAGGATCTTAAAGCCATTCATGGCCTGGATGCTGAGACTGAGTTGGCAAACATCTTGTCAACTGAGATCATGGCTGAAATCAACCGTGAAGTTGTACGTACAGTTAACTCACAAGCAAAGCTTGGTGCTCTAACTGCTAACACAGCAATTAACGGTATTTTCAACCTATCGTCAGATGCAGACGGTCGTTGGTCAGTTGAGAAATTCAAAGGCCTGATCGTACAAATCGAGCGTGAGGCTAACATCATTGCTAAAGAAACTCGTAGGGGTAAAGGTAACTTGATCATCTGTTCATCAGATGTTGCTTCTGCTCTCTCAGCTTCTGGCATGCTTGACTATTCACCAGCAATGTCAACTAACTTGAACGTTGATGACACAGGTAATACTTTTGCCGGTGTTCTCAATGGTCGCACACGGGTCTACATTGATCCATATTCGACTCAAGATTATGTTACCGTTGGTTATAAGGGAACTAACCCATATGACGCAGGTGTCTTCTATTGCCCATACGTACCACTAACAATGGTTCGTGCAGTAGGTGAGGATACATTCCAGCCGAAAATTGGATTCAAGACTCGTTACGGTATGGTATCAAACCCATTCGTCGGATCTTCTCCATCAAGCGGCCTGGCTTCTGCCAAGACCAACCAATACTACCGGATCTTCCGCGTAGACAACATTCTTGCATAAAGAATAATAAAATAGAATACAAACTGGACCGGCGAAAGTCGGTCCTTTTTTTATGTCTATCCTCTCTCCCTAAACCACAGTTTATTATACCATAGTTTGTTCAAATTGTAAAGGAAAAAACATATAAATAAGAGTATGGCAACACTAACTGAAAATTTTAATTACTTACAACCGACTAGTTTTAAGCTGGTTATTGATAGACGTAACTTTCCTAACCTTGAATTCTTTTGTCAGAATGTTACACACCCGGGTATGATATTCAATCCTGTTGAATTACCAGTACCAAGACTCGCTGGTCTTCCGTTTCCGGGTGATGCTCTTACTTTTAACGAGTTATCGACTAATATTATATTAGATGAAGACCTCAAAGGTTATGATGAGATGTATCAATGGATACGTAGATTACTTGAAACACCTATGTCAAAAAGGACAGCATTTCAAGCATCTGCTGGTGAACCGGGTACTTACGCTGATATTACATTATCGATTCTATCTAGTCATAACAATCAAACAAAGCGAGTAAGGTATGTTGATTGTGTACCTACATCATTAGGTGACATTGCATTTGAATCAACTGCAAGTGGAAATGAATTTATTACCTTTTCCGCATCATTTAGATTTAACTATTTTGAATTAACTTAAAGGATCCACTATGGCAGAATCAAAAGCGAGGAATATATCAGGAAATTTTAGTGCGACCGGAGCTCCGGTTTCAGTTTCGGCGGATGCCTCAATAGCAGCTACGCAAATAGGATCTGGAACTATTAGTGATGCAAGATTACCTACAACATTGGCAACTAAAACACTAACTACTGCCACCATATCATCTTTGGCTGCAGCTGTACCGGGTAAAACACAAACTGCTACTATCAGTAGTAATACAGTTTTAGACTTTGCAACATATCAGAACTTTATTCTTACCTTAGGTGGTAGTCTACAATTAAGCAATCAAAGTGGAGATATATCTGCACAAGCCGGCCAATCAGGATTTATTATATTCATCCAGGACGGAACGGGTAGTAGAGTAGTAAGTACTGCCAGTGACTTCACGGCGGCGGGTGGTTCGTTAACTCTCAGTACTGATGCATCTGCAATTGACATGGTGCCATACGTAATTCAAGCTGATAACAAAATTCTTCTTGGAACACCTCAACTAGCATTCGCGGCAGTATCATAGGATTGTAATATGTCAGGCCCTTTCGGTTCATCACAATGGATGTATAAAACAGGCGGTTTTTATCCACATGAGCTTGACCAGTCATTGAAGTTTAATGATGACGACAATCATTACCTTCAAAAAACTTTTAGCACCACTCAAACAAACACTAAAAAAATTACTATCTCTGTTTGGGTAAAACGAGGAAATCTTGGCAAAACAAGAGACACCATTATTTTTTCACGAAATGGTGGGGCTGGCAGACTAGGTTTTGACAGTGACAAGATATTCGGAAATGCTTTTGACACTGGTTACAATGGTTTTTTAAGCGTTGGTGTTTTTAAAGATGTTAGTGCTTGGTATCATATTGTCTATCAAGGAAACAGTGACACAAGCACACTGGCAGACATCAACAAAGTTTATGTAAACGGTGTTTTGCAAACTAATGCTCATTCAAGTTCTTTGACCCCTCAAGATAGCGTAACAAATATTCTAAAAAATGGTCAAGTCACTATGATTGGTAGAGATGTTGACAATTCTGCTTATGACTTTGATGGCTACATAGCAGAATTAAATGTCATTGATGGTAGTATTGTTGCTCCCACAGCTTTTGGAGAGTTTAAGGACGGTATTTGGATACCAAAAGAGCCATCTGGACTGACATACGGAAACAATGGTTTTCGTCTTACGTTTAAAGATGATGTTGTTAGTGAAGGGTTCAATACTGTTACCTATAGAGGCACAGGGGCGTCGCAAAACATATCAGGACTTGGATTCCAGCCAGCACTGGTTTGGGGAAAAAGGAGAGGTGCAACTGGAAACCATTGGTTATACGATGCAGTCAGAGGAGGAACTAAAGGTCTGCACA